ATTTTAGTAGGCTCTCCGCAAATGGGGCAGATAGTACATAAACCATTATTAAGTATATGATCATGAATAATATTATTTCTATACTCTGCTCTTGTGATTTGTGGTATTATTTGGTTCATTTTTGCTACATATACTTTTTGTAGCTTTTCTGGGAACTCACCAAGTATTTCTCGCATTACACTCAAATTGTGCATACTTGCACGAGATACTGTAGTTCCATCAATCTCAATAGGCTTGAAGATAGCTATTGGTGTAAGAATACCAGTCCTACCCATGCTCCACTCTATATCAAGAAGTTCAGTTTCATATTCCTCATCATAAAATTTGAAAGCCATAGCTCCAGAAAAATGATGCTCAGTCCGTCCACAACTTTCATAATACTTTTGTGACTCAAATCTAAATACATACCCATCAATAGGGTATTTAGACCATTCAAAGCCTTCTTTTCTATTTTCATCAAGAAAAGCTATTGCATCTTCAACTGTTTCTGCATCACCAATCCTCGGAACAGTTTCAAAACCCCATTCATCAAGCTTCTCTAATCTCCAAGAGAAGAAATCAATATCATCACAACCTTTAATTAAATCCCAAGCTATGAAACTTAAATCGCGGGTTGAGGTTTCTGCACTCGATAACTGTCTTACGCTACCAGCCGCAAAATTGCGGGAGTTCTTGTAGTCATTTTCAAATTTTGAAAAATGTATATAATCACATATAATTTCACCATCAACTATTATTTCTTCTTTTGTTGGAATAGTTTTTGGTATATTATTTATAACAAAAGCATTATGAGTTATATCTTCTCCCTCTACTCCATTACCCCTTGTTTCTGCGGAAACTAACTTACCATCAATATATTTAAGAGAAGTCGTAAGACCATCCATCTTAAACATAGCACACCAATCGTGTCCAGAAACGAAAGAAGCAATCTCTTCAGGATTTTTTGTCTTATCTAAAGAGAGCATTAAATGGTTATGTTTAACCTTTTTTAATTCTGATACTGTTTCAAAATTAACTTTTTGAGTAGGAGAATTAGGATAAACAATACCTGTTTCTTTCTCTAGCTTTTCCAATTCAAAATAAAGGTTATCCCATTCTTTATCAGAAATCTGCGGTTGACCTTTATCATATTCTTTTGTATAATAATTTAATTTTGTTATTAATTCTTTTATTCTATATATCTCTTGTGACATATATTTCCCTCTTATTTTCTTTTTTATCATTACATATATATTATAAAATAATTTTTTATAAAAAACAAAAAATGGGGAAGATATTAGATTTATCTTCCCCATATATCAGTTTTACCTATTTATTGCTCGTTTGTTAAAAAGTTCCGAACCAAACGTCATCAATTTTAACATAATTTCTACCCCAGGAAAACTTACCTAAACTAAACATTAAATAATCTTGTGATAATACTGGTGGTTCATCATATACTAATTGTAACGCTAATTCTTGTTCTTCATTATGTGATTTACAAAATCTATTTTTCCATACTGTAAACTGACCTGGTTGACCAAGTACCGCTTCAACATTATTTGGGTACCTGTCAGATAAAACCCTATTAAGAATAACCTCTATACAAGCTCTTTGCCCATCCATAGTTTGATTTCCAGATTCAAGATAAGTTACTTGATAAATCAAATATTTTTCTTCTTCTGTGAGACTATTTATTAAATCTTGATATGGATTAAGTGGTTCATTCTTTTCTTCACTTATATATCCTGTTTGTATATAACCATAAACATCTTCATCATATTTAATTTTAACCCAAGCTACATTTTCTTCTGTATAAAAGATTAATGTATTATACTTATAGATTTCTAAAAGTTCAGAGTCTATATTAGGCTCTTTCATTACATTTACAACAGAAGCATTTAACCAACCATCATAGTACACTTCTTCTAAGCTAGCATTTTCACTTATCAATGAGCCATTAAGCGGTAAATCTACTTCTGTTAATGTCATTGCTTGCTCATCACTTACAGAATTCTGTTCTGCAACCTCAGATACGTCCGTGACTTCTCTGGGGGTTGTCATTGCCATTGCAGTTGTAGTCATATGCAATGCAATTCCAAAAATATATCCCGCAAGGAAAGTCGCTAGCCTTTTCCTTCTTTGCTTTATCATAATTTCCTCCTATATGAGCGGCAAAACTGCATATATATATAAAAAAATAAATAAATAAATGTTACAATTATGTCCAAATTTTAACAAAATTGTAACATTTATTGACATATTATTATATAAAAATTTTTCACAAAAGTAAAGCGGGAGATAAAGTATCTCCCGCTATATTATTAACAATGTCTAAAAGAAGTTGTTTCTAATAATAAATCTTCTAAACATAAATTATTTAAATGAGTATAAGGAATACGAATTAAAGGAATATTATTTTGTCTGCAATATTCATTTTTTAAATTATCTCTATATTGATTTAGTAATAAAGAATCTGCATTACTCCAACTTACATTTAATTCATTAAAATGTTGTATTCCGTCATATTCTATTAAATATATTAATTTATTTTCATTATTAAAAATTCCAAAATCAAATCTTAAAGGTTTTTTATTTTTTAAATCAGAAAAAGAATATTCTTTGGCATATATTATATTTTCTTTATCAAGGATTGCCATAATTTTATTTTCACCTTGACTTTTTTTATTACAACCACAAGAGGTAGTATTTCCACTTTTTAAACTTTTAACTGGTACATCAAAAAGTTTTTCACACAAAGGACATTTAGCTTTTACCCAAGATTTCTTTTCTACTCCTTCAGGAGTGGGAATATCTTCTTCAATATAAAAATTATTTATAAAAGTTCCTTTATAATACATTTTTTTAGGACTTGGTTTTTGATGAGTAATTTCTAAATTTTTAGTACCAACAATTTTTTTAAGACAACCACAAGATTTACATTCTCCATTTTTAATTGTTTTTGGATACCCTATAAATTCTTTTTTACATAATGGACATATCGCTTTAACTCTTGATCTTCCTTTTTCACTAGGTAAATCTTCTAGAATAGTAAAACCATTTAAAATAGTCCCAGCATAATATTGTCTGTTAGGCATATTTTTATCTCTTTTTAAATATATAATTTTTTCATTATTATATACTTTTTTATTAAGATAAATTATCCTTTATTGTCCGAATTGCATTAAATTTTTGCAATTCGGACAATACGATTGTTTTTAATCAATATGTTTCCTTCTGCATTTTTAGATAATAAAGGTAATTCTTTTGAAGAAATACAAATTGAATTATTAATTCCATTTATTAATAAATTATCCTCATCATCAATAAAAGCTGCATCTGCAATTCTTTTTTTAGAAATGCAAGTTCCTTTTCCACCTCTATTTTGTTTAGGCAACTCAGATAATAATATTTTTTTACCTGTTCCATTTTCATTTACTATCGCAAGATTATCTGTTTCTTTATGAACAGGAAGAGCTTTAATTACAAAATCTCCCTCTTTTAATTTTATTCCAGATACGCCCATGGTGTTACGACCAGCCGCACCTATTCCTTTAGTTTCAAATCTAATGCTCATTCCTTCTTTTGTTATGATAACCATATCTTCATCATCTTGGAAGATTACATTAGCTACAGAATCCCCTTCCCGCAATTTGATTGCAGCGATTCCCGCATTTCTCTTTGCCCCAAGATATTCAGATAAAAATGTCTTTTTAAATAAACCATTCTTTTTTGTAATAAATATAGCAAATTTAGGAATACTCTTTCTATGTAGAGAAGTTACTGCAATTACTTTTTCATTATTGTCTAATTGAATTAATGAATTTATAGGAACTCCTTTTGTTGCATTAGTTCCATCTGGAATATTATCAACCACAGTTCTGAACATCTTACCCGTGTTCGTGAAGAACATAAGATAATCTACCGTATTTGTCTTAATTGTAGACATTATTGCATCATCCGCAGATTTAGCTCCCTTTCCTCCTTTCCGCTGTACCTTGTAGCTCGAGACGGGAACCTTTTTAATTAGACCTGTTTCTGTTGTGATTACAACTACATCAACAGGAATTACTTCTGCAATTTCTTTTTCTTCTTTTGGAACTTCTAATTGAAGTAATTCAGTTCTTCTTACATCTCCATATTTTTTAACAAGAGATTCAAGTCGTTCTCTAATAATTGCTATTTGCTTATCTTCTTTTGCTAAAATATCTTCAAGATTAGCAATATTATTTATTAATTCTTTCTTTTCATTTTCAAGTTCAATTTTTTCAAGTTTTGCTAAACTTGATAATCTCATAGCAAGAATTGCTTTAGCTTGCACTTCAGATAAGTTATATTTTTGCATTAACTTATCTTTTGCGGCGGCGCTGCTTTCAGATCCCTTAATGAGAGCAATTACATTGTCTATATCTTCTAAAGCAATAAGCAAACCTTCAACTATATGTAATCTTTCTTTTGCTTTTACTAAATCAAAATTTAATTCTTTCTTTAAACATTCTTCATTATGTTTAAGATATATTTCTATACATTGTTTAAGATTTAACTCTGTTGGAGTTTTATCTATTAAAGCTACTTGATTATATGAAATTGAAGTTTGAAGATTAGTTTTGCTATAAAGTTT